GCCTCTATAGGCTTTGTGTTGTGTAGCAAGTGTCCTCTGGTATGTTTTACAAAGTCGGGCTTTGCTTCATCTTTAGCTAGTTCCCAATATACCTGCACTGGTGGTAGGATACCGCCCTGTAGCGCACAAGCCATCCAGTTAGGGTCAGGTACAAGTATCTTGGCGCACTCGTCAATGCTGTCCTCATAAACTACACGGTAGTCAGACTGTACACCGTCTAGGTTTTCCTTTGCCCAGCATAGTCTGTCAAATAGATGTGTGCCTTGAAACTCTGGTGTCTGCATTATGCTAGGTCTCCGTGTAATACTCTACAAGCTAGAGAAGGGTCTTCGGTTGAGGTGTTTGCGTAAGCATTAACATAAAGTGCAGCAGAAGTGGTTGGTGCTGTTCCTGTATATGCTTGACTTAAACATTCTTGACTGTTGCTACCTTCTCCAGCCATTCCACTATGACAATAATTAATATTCCCCATTAGTGAAGTTATTGTAAAAGTCATAAGTCCAGTTCCGCCATCTGTAAAACTGGAGTGATTAAATGAATCACGCACAACATTACTAGATTTTTGTTGAAAATTTATCCATGCTTTTCCACTACCCTGTACCACAAACTGCGTATCAACCGTGCCAGCGGTACTGTGTTCTAGGGTATCTGCTTTGATTTTTCCTAGTGCCATTATGCGAGGTCTCCTGCTATTCCAATTCCGTCAATAGTAGCACCATCTGAAGCACTGCCATCACTACCAGAAGAAGAACCATAATATATGGTATAGTCTATATACGCTGCATTTCTATCTGCAATTTGGCTTCCTGAAGCACCACGTGCGCCATTTGTGTTCCCATCAGCCATAACACCAGCAATAACTAAATAAGTTGCATTACCCATGTTGTTTGTGTAAGCAGGTTTTCTTCTGCCTGTTGACACATCGGTAATACCACTCACATTCAGACTGTCTTCTATAGCAGGAGTTCCACCCCCAGAAATACTTGCCCATACCTTACACAAACCCTGCTGCAAGTTAGTGGTCGTGCTATTACCTTCACCTGTTACAAGGATAGACCCAGCGGTGCTTGTGCCAGTGAGTTTGTTTACCAGTATCTCACTCATGCTAGGTCTCCCATAATTTGAAAACACGACCTATTGTAATCTTGATAGCCAGAATTAGTAGAGTCTGTAATTGCAAATTTAGTTTGGCTTGCTGTAAAAGTATCAGCCGCATTTGCCGCTACAAGTCCTCCTCTATCAGCCATTACAACACCAGCCACACAATAATCATCATTATTCATGCTTGTAGTGCGAGTGATTGTAAAACGTCCTGTCGCATCGTCCGAAATAGAACTACAGTTAAAGCTATCATCCAAAGCCGTAGTGCCTTGTGTTACATGACCCCAGCATTTAGCCGCATGTTGTTTTGTCAGCGTAGCCGCACCACCGCCTGTACTCTGAATGGTATCTGCTTTTAACGTACTCATAGCGTCACCAATGTCCCACCGCTTTCAACGGTTAATGTAACACCAGAAGCCACAGTAAACGGACCAGTTACGTTGGCGTTCTCTGTAGCTAGGATGGTTGTATTTGCTGTGAGGGATTGTGCGTTGGTACGAAACAAACCACCAGCCTTAAAGTTACCCTTGTTCTCAGCGGGGGGTGTAATTGTACCAGTTTGGGGTGCTAGGTAATTTACAAAGATGTTACCTGTTCCAGAGGAAGGAGCAGCACTAAATGTAAGTGTAGTGCCATCAGGAATAGTGTAGGCTGCTGTGTCCTGTACAACACCATCAACTGACACCAGTACGTCTTGCACAGAAGATACTGTTGTAGTCAATGTAAATGTGGTATCGGAACCGTCACCATTAAAGCGTTGCACAGCTTTAGTAGCTTGGTAGGAACCCGGAACTTTCTGACCAATATACGGCATACTCTATTCCTTATGAACTAATTGTGTCAACTACAGAGACCCAAACATCTGCGCTTGATGCAGTATCACTTTGTACTTTAAGTACATCACTTGATTGCATTACAATCTTTGCACCGCCATCTAATACCTGCAAGGCTGAACCTACAGGGATAGGTGCATCTTTAATAATGTAGTGGTCATTAGACCCATCATTAATAAACACATCCATTAGAATCTGTGTTGTTGTAACATTAGCAATATTGATACCAATAAGCGCATCATCAGAGTTAGCTGTACGCATTGTTACTGCGCCTGTGCCAACATTCCGTGCAATGTTTCTTTCAAAATCCTGTGCCATTTCGTCTCCTAGTAAGATTAAGTATAATTATACCATACTTTTATCTATTTGTCAAGTGCTAAAGCGCAATTGCCATCGCCACTGCAAATCCTGCTGAAGCACCTGTGCTTGTAGAATTAACGTATGTGGCTAGTCTACTCATAGTAGCTTTTCTATTAGTGCCACCTGCACCATCATCTACTATGAATATATCTGAATCCGTAAGTGCTGCACCTATATCTGTGCCACCATCAATATCTAAGTTATCAATAGAAAATGCACCTGCTGCTGCACCTACATATGTTTTTAGTCTTGATGCTTCCATCTTACGGTTAGTACCGCCAGCACCATCATCTACAATCATTAGGTCAGCATCAGCTAGTGCTGCACCTATGTCTGTACCACCATCAATCTCAAGCGCAGCTAAGTCAACTTTACCTGCTGTAGAAATTGTGTTTAGTTTGCTATCAGGAATACTACCAGCTAGTTTACCTTGAGCAATGCTACCAGCCAACATGCCATTACTGACTGAACCAGTATCACCTGTACCAACTAGAGTTCCAGAAGCTGTTGGTAATACTAATACTGCTGAACTACCTGCTGAGTGAGGTGCAGCTTGTAATGTTTGTGCGTGTGCGTTAGATGCTTCACAGTAGAATTTTACTTTTGTTACATCACCTGTACCTGTTCTTATGTCAATAAGTCCGTCAGTAATAGACACACCACCAGAACTACCGTTACCATCTATGATAACTTTACCATTACCATTAGGCAGAATGTTAATATCACCATTGGATACTGATACAATATCGTTGCCATTAACATCCAAGTCACCGCCAAGCTGGGGAGAACTGTCTGAGGCTACGTCTGTTAAACCACCAGCAGAAGATATTAAATTTCCTACTGTTATTTTTCGCAATGCACTGGCAGAGTTGTCGTGCATCAATACTAAATCATTAGATGTATCAACAGAAGTTTCTGCTGTCTGTCCTGTGATAGCACTAGCGTTGAGCATAGAACCTTCAACAGCACCGCTTGCAATAGTGACTGCACCACTGCTTGCCATTGTTACGTCACCAGAGATAGGCACTGGATTATAGTTAGTACCGTCACCTACAAGCATGTGACCTGCAGTGTTTGTACCCATAGTCAAATCATCACCAGAGATAGTTAAGTCACCAGCTATGGTTGCGTCAGCACCAGAAAAAGTTATTGCTGTTGTAGTGCCTGATTTAATAATAAGGTTGCCAGATGTGTTTGTTAAAGAACCGTAAGTAGTACCCCCATCCTTTAAGAATACATCACCACCATCTGCATCAAGTATAATATCTGTTCCAGCATCAAGAGTAATTGTGCTGCTGCTATCTATTTCTTCAATTACAGGAGTTGTAAGAGTTTTGTTTGTGAGAGTTTTAGTGGTTTGAGAAAGGTAGGTATCAAAAGTATCTACTGTTGTCTGGCGCATTGTGCCACCATCATTAGTTACAATACCATCCCCACCTGCGACTGCTGTTGTCCCAGCAGATGTGCCACCATCCATGAGGTTTACTTCAGCGGTTGTTGCTGTAACCCCATCCATAATATTGAGTTCTGAGGTAGTGGCTGTTACGCCATCCATAATATTTAGTTCAGAAGTGGATGCAGTAACACCATCTAAAATATTAATCTCTGCTGCTGTAGCAGATATGGCTGTGCCGTTGAAGTTAATTGCATCTAAATGAGCAGTGCCATCAATAAATAAGTCTTTCCACTCAGCAGATGTACTACCAATATCACGTGTGTTATCACCGTCAGGTATTAGGTCAGCACCTAATGTACCTGATACAATAACATTACCAGATAGTGTCATAGTGCCAGCTATGTTAGCTGCACCAGCTAGATGTAGTTCTTTGAACTTAGCACCACTAGAGCCAAGGTCTACATCATTGTTTGTTACAGGTAGAATAGCACCATCTTGAAAACGCACTTGTTCTACAGTAGAACCAGCACCACCAGCATCTACAAAAACACCTACACGATTGTTTATATTATCAACAACAACTTTGTTAAGAGGAGTAGCTACACCGGGGTCTCCAATCAATCCAATGACTGGACCCTCTGCTGCTGTACCATCATGTTTATGACCTGATGTATTTACAAATGCAGCTAGTACCTGATTAAATTCATCATTACTATGTGATGCGGTGATAACGTCACCGTCAGTAAATGATGATTGTCTAGTATAACCTGCCATTACCTTCTTGCTCCTGCGTCAAATTCTAATTGAAATCCTTTAAGTGAGTATGGTGCAGATGTACCTCTGTCATTAACTCGTAGTGCTACAGCAAAACCTGAACCCTCTATGGGCTGTCTAATTAATGGGTTTGTCTGTCCACCGTATGTTGCTGTGTTGTACAAAGAACTACCATAGACCGCCACCACTGAAGATGTATCAAAAGGATATGCTGCTGGTCTTGCTACAGTAGGTGCTTCATAATCATATCGTACAAACAGGTCTGCGTTCACTGCTGCTTCAGGTGCATAGTTAATAATTACACGCTGAAAGTTTTTTCGTATGCCAGCATCACCCATTGTTAAATCAGGCGAACGATATTTACCAACAACTACGCTACCATCAAAAGTGCTACCCTGTTCTTGACGATATACAAATCCATCAAAATCGCCATGAACAACTATGGTCTCACCTGCCACAACAACAGAGTCTGTGCTTGTTGCCCTAATACCTAGTAAGTCACCAAACTCGTAGGCTTGTCCTTTACGTACACAGATAACACCTTTTGTTGCTGACCTTGTTGTACTTGCATTTGTAAAGAATATTCTATACTGTGTTTTGTCTGGTATAACAACACTTGAAAATTCATCTACGTCTGACAAATCTAAAAAGCGTTTTTGTACTTGCCTACTTATTGTACCTAATTCTACGTCACCAATTCTTTCAGTACCAGCAACTGTTCTTAATCCATCAGGTCCAAGAAAAACAATATCACCACCAAATTCTTGGATTGTAAAATTATTTAAACAACCTATTTCTCTAGTAACTGGTTGTATAACAAAGTCTGATATTGTATTACCGACTAATTTAAATATGCGTTCTTCACAAAAAATAAATAGTGCATCACGAAACGGAAACAGTCCAGTTATATCACTATCAACTCGTATTGTACCTGCGCCATTAGCTGTTGTAAAATCGTCATCTGTAAATGGAGCAGTAAATATTAAAGACTGTGGCTGACCTGACATACCTGCAAAAAAACTGGTATCTTTAAATCTTGTAACAAAAGCTGGGTCAGAAGGTGCGCCTGTTGCATTTAAATCGGTTACTGTTGAACCATCAAACTTACTTGCATGGTTTGCACCATCTGCAAACATAATTAAGTCAGTGCCATTTAAATTATATCTAAAATGTGTATACCTACCTGCCCCTGTTCTGCCGCTATCTATCTGAGACCACGAACCAGTAGTTCCAGCCTGATATATATTTGTGCCTCTAGCAGCTACTACCTTACCCTTAAAGTGGGCTGACAGTAATATTGGTTCAGAATCTGATGCCGTTTGTGGAACTACATTACTATTCCACTTTATATATCCAGATATTCTTCTGTAACCACCAGACACGTCTGGCTCAAAGTTTTGTAATTCTAGTGCCATCCCCGGCTGCATAGCAAAAGTAGATTGGTCTAAGACTAATCCACCCTGACAAGCGAAAACAAAAGGATTGAGGCCAGCTTCATCTGCCATTTAATACACCTAAAATGCAGCTACGTTAATGCCATACCTTTGCGAGTGCGGAAGATAGGTTGACCTCACATAATCTGTTCTGTTCAGTAATATTGATTGCATATGCTTTATACCCTCTTCAAACCTAGTAAAGTTTAAACCATATTGTTGTGCTTCACCTCTGTACTGATATGCATAAGCAGTCGCACCGTCTGCGATAACTTGTCTAAATTGTTCAGGGACAGCGGGGACATCAGTGGCAGCAGCTAAAGCAGTGGGTCTACTATAAAATTCATACTTTAATACGTATGCTTTGTCTGGGTAAGGGTATAAGCCGTAGTTATTATCAGGTGTTCTAAATACAAAGTTTGGAACGCCACCTACACCTGATGAGGTTTCTTGACCAATATATTTGTCTACATATTCTTTATAGTCTAGTACACGTAGGGTAGTAGCATCTACACCTAATGTATTATCTTTGCTTATTCTAAATGTTTCGTAGTCCACATGCTGCGTACCAGTAGGAACTGTGTATCGTGTTTGTGAAGCTACAAGGGTTTCTGTTTGTGTTGAGTGGCTAAAAGGCCAACCAAATTCTCTTTGATTAATATAGTTAATAGCATCGTTTACTGCGTTTTGACATTGTATTTGATAGCCTCTTGCTGCAGTGAAGTTAGTAGCAGTAAGCACTACCTCATTCATACGAGCAAGAACTTCATTTGTCAAACCAAGAAAATCATATGCCATGTTAAATTCCTAAATGAAAGTGAGGGGGCAAGTTACCCCTGCCCCGTCACATTACTTTACGCTAGTGTATCACGGTCTACTTCTTGAGCAGTCATGTCACCCGTATCGTCAACGTCCATGCAGACAGCAAACATGCGGATTACTCCACCTGTTGTTGTACCTGTCATTGCTTGGATTTCAACATCAATGGTATCAGAAGTGCCACCGACAAGAACAGGAGTTTGTCCTGCCTTAAAACCGTAGTCACCTACTGATGCTCCATCAAAGTCAAAGCCATCAACAAAGTTATCCAAGTCTCCACCTGTAACACCAAAATCAAAATCAGTGTCGGTTGAAGTACCTGCATGAGCAGTTGTTACTTCAAAACCAGCACACATGATTAGAGTATTAGCTGGAATAGTCAAACCCGGAATTACATCGTTTGCAGCTAGGGCAGTACCCTTGTCGCTTGCAGCCGTTGCAAAGTTCAGGTCAGCTTGAATTAAGTAAGGCTTACGACCACGACCATCATTTCCTCGTGCTACAGAGGTAGTATTATCACCAAGTGCCATAATTCAGTCCTCCTTTAAGCCAAACAATATGCCGCAGTAACGATTGCTTCAGGACGAAGAATCTTGCGACCATACAGATGCATACCACGGACAATATCTGCGAAGCTGTCCGGGTCACGATAAGTCTCAGTCTTGTTAATCTGCTCTGCAGTTGCAACAGCAGATGAATGACCAGCAACGATGATGCCCAAGTTAGATGCATTAACACCACCTGTAGTTGCTGGGCCAGTGCCAAGCGAAGGTAGGTTGTTAGATGTGTAAACTTGAAAACCGTGAAGGTTATTCAAAACAAGTCCGTTCTGTAGTCCAGAACCACCGAAGTCAGAATTTAGAAGACGTGAATCTTCATCCTTCAGTACCTCAATGAATACTGGGTCAAGAACAATCCAACGTCCTTGGGTATCAACATTTTGCTGATCCAGAAGACGGGACATACGTGCAAGAATTTGCAACGGAAATGCGTTACCTGCAGTGCTGGACTTAGCAGCAGTTGCACCACCTGCACGTGGCTCAATACCAATACAACTATTAGCAGCACCTGCTGTGCCAGAAGTATTAGTAAAGTCAGAAGCGTCAAGCGACATGGATGCCAAAAGTTCAGCACCTACGAGGTTTGAGCCACTGGAAGCTGTTGAAACAGCCTTTGCACCATTAACAGTTGTGTTAACAGCGTTAGCAGCACCATGAATGGCTGACTGCTTAAAGCCTGACAAGTAGCCAAGAACATCTTGGTCAAACTGGTCAGCGAGGCGATACGCAGCACGATCACTTGCCAAAGATTGGAAGTTAACGTGTGAGTGTGCCTCTTCAATGTCGTCCACCTTGAAAGCAAAGTAGTTAGCTTTGTCAATCGTTAGGCTGAACTCTTCATCGTCAAGGTCTTGCGGTGTGATAGTTGTACCACGTGCGTACTCCTTAACGGTGATTTCGGGTTCTTTGATAACCTTAACGGAATCGCCCATCTGCGCAATCTCACCAAAATAATCGGAATTGGTGATTGCTTCAACAATAGATGCCTTGCGGAAAGCAACCTGCACCTGTTTGCTGTAGATAATAGGACTAAAATTACCGTTAGGAAGATTACCATACCCGCTTGCGGTAGTAAATGCCATTGTAATCTCCATTTAGCATTATTCACAGATGCAAACTTACAAGACTATTAAGAGGCTGATTTGCTTGGGTGCGTTCAATAATAAGGTGGCCGCCCTACTATTTTACGGGCCATGCGCTTCAGGTAATCCGTAAGACTTTGCTGTTTGCGTATTGTAGTGTAACAGTTCTGCGCAACAAAGTTACACTAATCTGACTATAGTTATACCTATATATAACTATTTGTCAACCTTTTTTTCTTTCGGTATTTCAAGAAAATTCATATTCATACTGAAAGACCTGCGTTCTCCTTCTGTATAGAATGGATATACACAGTGAAATAGTTGTGAAGGAAACACATAAAAGTCTCCAACTTGTGGCTTAATTACAAAGTTTGTGCAGGTATATCCTGATGGTGTACCTGATGCAAATTGTATATGCCCATTAGCAGGATGGTGGTCTTTGTAGTCTTCTTCCCACTCTTCTTCTATTCTTTCAGGTAGCTTTAGATATCCTACACAAGATAATCGTGACCCTGTGTGGATATGTAGTGGGTTATACTCACCATTAAACTGTCGTACAAACCAACCTGATACTACCTGTAATCCATAGTTGTAGTTATCTACATCTAGTGAGTTAGCCCCAAAAGAGTTGCGTAGTTCTGTGTAGGCTTGGTATTTTCCTACAAACTGCCCTAAACCTTCTTGGGCAATAGCTACAATCTCTTCATCAAAAGCTAACTCTGCTTTTACTTTGCCTACTAAGTTATCTGAATAGTCTTTTAATCTATCAGACATTTTACTATTTAGCTTTTCAACCAACTCATCTGGCATACGGTAGTATCCCATCGTTGGCCCAAATGGAGCAAATAGTTCCATTTCTTTTTGAGGCTTAAATATTATACTCATCGTGCAGACCCACTTACATCATAGACAAACTTAC